ATGCCAAAAGGCGTGCCAGAGGCAAGAGAGCTGTGGTCAGGGGAAGTGAGTTTCTTTTCGATTGATACTAATTTAATTCAGCAGGCTGGATATAAATTCGATAGCGGTGTGTTAGCTCAACTTCCAAAGCAGCTTCCAGATACCATGGAGTTGCAGCTTCCAGAGATAATTCTCAATGAAGTTGTTAGGCATAAAATGGTGTCGGTGCTGGAAAGTATAAAGCAATTTCAGTCTGCGTCAGAGAATTTGCAAAGACTGACTACTGTTAACTTAAAGCAAGTTGATGAAATTTTTAATGGTGCAGGTGTTGAGGATTACGCGCGCAAACAGTTTGAGAAAGAGGTTTTTGATTACGTTAAGAGATGCGGTGGTGGGGTGCTCAGTCTCGATGATGTGCATATTGCGGGTAAGATTTTTGAGTTGTATTTCTCTGGTCTACCTCCATTTGCTGCTAATGAAAAAAAGAAAGCTGAATTTCCTGATGCTGCCTGCCTAGTTATGCTGGAGAGCTATGCTAGGGAATACAATACACAGGGAATAGTCGCTTCAGATGATCGCGGTTGGAAGGATTTTGCTGCTGAGTCGGAGCATATTTATTGTGTAGGCTCCATAGATGAGCTGGCGAATCTATTCGCTGCGACCGGCGAGATAGCTAACTCTGTTAGGGATCGTATTGTTGAGGCAATCAATGACCCGGCGTCACCGCTACGCAAGGCGCTAGAGGTTGCGTTAGGCGAGCATATTTCAAACTCGAATTGGCATGCTGAGGATGCGCAAGTTCTATTCTCTGGGCGAGTCGAGTCTGAGGTTGTGGAAGCCGTAATGGCGAACTACGAGCTGAATAACAATTCTGTATCGGTCTGGGCCGTTCAGGGTGATCAAGCCTCCTGGGTGATTGAGCTTGCGGCTGAAGTTGATGCATGTGTTGTTGTGGATGTTGCAAAGTATATGTGGGATTGGATTGATAAGGATGAGCTGCTTATTGGTACTGATTCGTTCGATAAGTCTATAAAGGTTCCTGTTGAGGCTTTTTTGCAGTGCAGTGGCGTAACCCTTGAGGGTGATATTTCAAGCTGGGATGTGACGGTTGATTGTCAATATCAGGAGTATAGTGTAGAGGTCGGGGAAGTTGAGCTGGATCATGATTGAGCTGCATCATCTGGAGGAAAGAGATAAAGGGTTTAATGTTAATGCCTTATCTAGATGCTCTGGAGCAAGATGAGCGTAAATCATCGTTGTCGTGATGTCGGAGTGGCCGAGAATATCTTTCAAGGTGCGAAGGTCACCGCCAGCCATGACGAAGTGAGACGCGAAGGTATGCCGCAGAATATGTGTGAGCTGACCAGGAGTCTTGAAACCGCAGCGGGCATAGGCAGTCTCGAAAGCACCACGGGCAGGGCCGAAAAGGCGATCAGTAGGCAGTGCCACGGACAGTGCCTCTTGAATCAATGCAGGATCGACCGGAACGGTCCTGTTTCTGCCGCTCTTGGTGGCTGTGTAAACGATGCGATCACTCAGCAGTTGTGAGCGGCGCAGACGTTCAGCCTCAGACCATCGGGCACCAGTGGCAAGCGCGATCTTGGCGATTATCAGAACGTAGGGATTGTGCGACTTGGCAAGCTCGGCCAGGAGCTGCTGAATCTGATCGAAGGACAGGAACGCCAATGACTTTTGATCAACACGGAACCGACGCATGCCATGCAGCGGATTTGTGCCATGGTAATGACCGTGGCGGGCTAGCTCAGTGAACACAGACGACACGTAGATGTGTTCGATATTGATGGTGGACGGTGAGGCCGTCTTGAGGCGCTCGGTTCGATAGCTGGACCAAGTAGCGGCATTGAAGTCGCAGGCGCGGGGGTTCCTCAGTCGCTGGGTAATATGCTGGAGCGCCCTATAGCGACGAGCACCGTTTTTCAGGGTCACGCCGTGGACCTGATACCAACGATCCACCAGATCGCTAAAACGCTCAATGACAGGGGAGGGCGACGATACGAAATCGCGTTCAAACCGGAGCGCATGGGCTTTGGTTGCGAAGCCACCACGGCGAACCCGTTGACTGCCGCGACCATCGACATAGAAATCGACCGACCACGTTCCGTCTGGTTGTTTCTTAGCAGTCATACAGCACGACCCCAGCGTATATGACGCTCTTCAAGCAAGGCTTTGATGTGCTTGTATAGGTCACGCTTGCCCATATCCTTGGCGGCGTAATGGTCGCGGATCACTGGCCAGCATTCCCATTCAGTAAGGCGCTTGAACGCTTGTTTTGCGCCTACTCGTTCCCTTGCCAGCAGGCTGACGAAGTTTCCCAGGAACAGCTCCACGTTTTTGCCGGAGAAGCCTCGAGAGGTCTTGTGGTAGCGCCGGTAGTCAGTGTCATCGAGCAGGGAATCAACCGGAACGTCTACCCGAACATCGTCACGGATCAGGGTCCAGAAAGGCTCAAAAACGCCGGGGCGAGATAGGAGCTTGAACTGGCACATGCCATAGCGCCAAAGGCCGTCCAGATGGCCGACGAAGGCGGCAAAAGAGGACGTATCCAGGGTGGCGCCGGTCTGCATATCGATTGAGCCGCTGGCGAATTGCTGGATGATCGAATGGTGATAGCGCAGCTCGATTCGCCATACGTCTTGCTCGGGGTTGTAGTTGGCAGGGTCGCTATCGTCGAAGCTGTCACGACGACGCCAGACGCCTTCCCAATAGTCGAGTTTGTCAGTGGCTCGGGCTTGCTCGGTCTTGTTGTAGATGCAGAGTTGAAGGCCATTGGCAGAGCCAAACATAGAGGTTTCGCCACGTCCGTAGACGCTGGATTTCATGGCCCATTCAATCTGGTTGATGCCTGAAATGTCTCGATGGTTACGCGCGCGGCAATGCATGCGTGCAACCAGATCAGCCGGGGGCGTCCAACCCTGTACATCTAGAGCGAGGTGGACGGCACACTGGTTCAGCTCGACGTTGCTCAGTACCTGGGAGGCGTAATAGTCGAGCCGGGCCTGTAGGCGCTCGGGGCTCAGCGCTTCGATGGCATGGGGCGAAACTTCGATTTTCAGATGGGGACCGATGGCGTCTAGCTTGGCGTTGAAGTTCTTCACCAGCAGCACGAAACCCAAGTCGGCGTTCTGCAGCTTGTACTGGTAACCGGAGTCACGACCGACGCGACCGGAGTGCCAGCGCTGGCCAGCGAAATTGACGATGGAGCCGGGGTTTTCAAACAGCTCCAGCACCTGGGGTCGAATCAAACCCCTATAGAGCTGGCGAACGGTATCGACGCCACAGCGAAGAAGCCGAACGCCAGTGAGGTCGGTCAGCTCTGCGGAGTCAGGATCGACAAAAAGCAGACCCTTGCTGTCTTCAAGGCCAGTGATGGGATCAAGGCGATGATGATCAACCAACTTCATGAGATTCCCTTTTCTAGATTGTTAGACTTTGCGTGCTGTTTAGAACTGTTTATCTGACGTGTTACAGGTACGTCCCGCGCGCGCCTTTTGCGCCGCGCTCGTCCCTCGCGCATGCGCGAAAAGGCGCCCAGGAGCAGGCGCGGTTCACCATAGGAAGCGCCCCTTTTCGTAGGTGACTCGGGTAACGGTGGTTCCCGGCTGGTCCTGCTGCTGATCCTGCGGAGGCTGTTGCATCGGGGGTGGGTTGCGATCGGAGGACATGCGGTCCTGTTCGCTGCCCCGATCGGCGATCGCCGGATCGAAATAGCCGTGCTTCACGGTGTTCTGGCAGAAGGAAAATGAGGTCTTGTGCCACGTACCTTGCTGGGTGAAGCACTCGCAGATATAGGCCCGCTCAGCACCTCGCACGACGCGATAGCGGCGCTTGTTGCGCTCGATGTATCCCTCATCCGAACTCATCACACAGGAGAGCTTGGGGTAGGTCTTGGGCTGGGTGAGTTCGTCGTACAGCGGGGCCGAGCTGGGTACGTCAGGAATCCGCGGCGTGCGGAGCGCTATGTATTTCTCGACGCTGATTGGCTCTTTGCTGCTGCCGCCAGTGGTTGCCGGTGCGATCAGTGAGCCGACCGAGCCCTTCACCTGATCGACAATGCCCTTATCTACCTCGGGCGCGCTTTGCTCGACGGGCGCAGGCGCCTTGCCCTGTTCGTAGCGCTCATAGGCGCGATAGACCAGAAACACGGCGCCGCCGATCAGGGCGATGGCGAGCAGGAACTTGGTTGGCAGTTTGGTTTGGAAGTGGTGTTTCGCGTTGGCGCTGGTGTAGACGCCGAAGAACTTCTTATCCAGGCGAACGGTTTTCTTGTCGGCATCCTTGAAGCTGCTTTTGAGCTCGACCTTTTCGATCACCGAATCGGATTCGAAGCGCAGCAGCTGCTGGGATTTGAACACCCGCCAGTAGTGCACGTGGCCATTGCACAAGCGGCGTAGGTGCACGTCGATATAGCGCGGGTCCTGGGTGACGAGGTGCACCTCGTGGCCCTGATGGCGCATGGTTTCGAAGCGGGTGATGTGCTCCGGGGGCCGGGCGCGGGTGTCGCGAGCCCCAAACCAGCCCTGAGCCTCATCGACGACGATGATGGAGTCTTTGGGCAGCTCGAACCACTTTTCCGGGTCTTCGAAGTGAAACCAGCTGGCTTTAAGCAGCTCGGGTTTCAGGCCGTTGATGTTGTGGAAGTAGACCGGGCGACCCTCTTCAAAGGCTTTGGCATCCACTTCGCGGATGGTGTTGAGGGTCTTGCCGTGTCCAGGCTTGCCGGTACGGATATAGAGCATGGGGCGGCCTCCTTATGCTTCGATGGAGGTGCCGCCAGGCTTGCGCCAGACCTGAGCACGGCGGCGATCCTGCGCCCGATCCAACCCGGCCAAGACAAGGCGAGTGGTGACGGCCGCCAGGAAGATGTTGATCGCCACATCGATCTTGGCCGTGCCGAGGATCTGCTGGATCGCCAAGGAGCCGGAGCCCATGCGAGAGATGATGTAGTTGGTGACCACATCCAGCAGCGCGTTGTAGCCGACGTAGGTAATAAATCCGAAGCCGATCAGGCGAAACAGGAAGTTCACCAGCGGTTGAAGCATCATGAAAATCAGCTGCACAGCCCATAGCCAGAAAGGCATCACTCACCTCCAACAGCACGGCCCACATACAGGGCGTAGAAGACCGCAGCCGCTGCCACGATCAGATAGGACAGGTCACTGGCGAACTGGCACAGCGGCTCGTAGCTGAGCTGGAACGAGCGGCCACCGTTGGCGGTGAGAGCCATGCTCTTGGGCTGAGGGCAGCCAGTGGGGAGAAAGCGGGTGCCCTCTTTGAACAGGTTAGAAATGCTGATTTCCTCGTCCTGTTCGGGCTTGAATTTGTCGCCAGAAAGGAAGTCGTCGATGAAGGGCCTCTGTTCATCGAAATCGCCATTTACAAGACCCTCGCACCGCGATTGCTTTTGAAGATTCAGGATCGAGCAGGTGATCGAATCGCCGGAGCAAGACAGGGTTTCATTGCAGCCGAGGCCGCTAGCCGCATTGCCGCCTGAGCCGTTGTCGCCACCGCCTGTGTCACCACCTCCGGTATCGCCGCCCCCGGTGTCACCACCGCCCGTGTCGCCGCCTCCGGTATCGCCTCCACCTGTGTCGCCACCGCCCGTATCACCACCTCCGGTATCACCGCCACCCGTATCGCCACCCCCGGTGCAGCCTTGCGCGTTGGGGTCTGCCTGGCAGGGGTCCGGCTCGGGGTCTGGAAGCTCGGGCTTGGTGGGTTCATCGCCGGTCGAGCAGGCGGCACCGGTGAGCGTGGTGTTCCAGTCGCAATAGACCTTCAACGGGTCTTCATCGGGGAAGCTGAAACAGGACTGCACGGCGCCACGCTCTTGCATGCAGCCGGATTGGCAGACCGGGGACGGCGGCAGGATGGCCGAGGCCGGAGGCACATCGCCGGTCGGGGAGTTCTTCACTCCAAAGGGCCAGTTCAGAATGCCGGCATCGCCTTGTTGGCAGGACTTCTGGAAGACGTAGACAGGCAATCCGTTAACCAGAAAGCCATTGACGTATGTTTGGCCGTTTTCGTTGCGTGCCCGGTAGGAGCAGCCCGAAAGCGTATCGCCCAGGGGCTGAACCAGGGAGTGACCCGCAGGAAACGAAACGTTGGCCTCAATAGCCGGGCGGCAGGCTTCGTTGGGGGAGGTGTTGAAATACTCGGGCGTGGCCGAGGTGTAGTAGGAGACCGCTGCGAAGCTATGGCCGGAAAGGCCGAGGCACAGCAGAGCAATCAGTAGGCGGCGCATGCTTACACCCGCCCAAAGAACAGCGCGGCCATCGCAACGCAGTAGATGATCAGAACGAACCATTCTTGAGACATGGCGGCTACTTCCAGCTGGATAAGAAAACCCCGCCGGAGCGGGGTTATTCTTGCCCGGCACGGGACGTGACGAGCAGGCTTACAGGGCGCGACGCATGTACTTGAAGGCCGCAGCGGCGACCAGCACACCGAACACGGCCCAACCGATGGTGCCGACGTCGGTACCGGCTTCGGTCAGGGCAGTGGTCGCGCCAGCCGGGACGGCGGCATGGGCTTGTTGAATGGCCAGCACGCCGAGAGCAGCGGTGGCACCGAGGGAGCGTTTCAGGGTTTGCAGGTGTTGTTTCATCGGTCATTACCTCTTGAGTACTTTTTTCAGGGCCAGGAAGCCGAACACCAACGCGAACAGGGTGATTACTTCGCCTTGCAGCTCGGTCACTTGGTCCCAGGTCAGGGCAGACCCGGACAGGGCCTGCATTTCCTCTTGGGTGAGGCTGACCAGAGTGCCGGTGCAGATGGGTTCACCACCGGCACCGACGCTCCAGGCGCCCTCACACGCGAGGAAATTCACAGGGGACTCCGGCAGCGCGGGCATGCCTGAATCAGTTGCCAGTCACGCGCCGGGGCGCAGGCTTGGCAGTGATTGCAGAAGATGCGAACCATCGGAGCCGCCCTCTAATCAGGACTTGGCGGCGTCAGCCGGTGCGGCTGGCTTGGCGATCTGGTTGGGTTGCTGAGTCGGGCGCTGGGCCTGTTCGCGGGGCTTGGCCGGCTCGATGTGCAGAGCGAGATTCTTGCCGAGGTTCTTACCGCCGCGAGCTACGTCGAAGGTGATACGGATGGTCTCCAGCGGCGCCAGGCTGGCGCAGGAGGCGAAGACTTCATCGATTGCCTCCTCGACCACGCCCATCGCGATGATGGAAAGGCCGTGCTCGGTCTTGCCGTCCGGTTCGTCGCCGTAGAACAGCTTCACGTAACGGGTGCCTTCGACCTCGGTTTTCTGAACGCCGAGAAATGCGACTTCCATAGTGGAACGTGCCATGTGTATTGCCTCGCTTGTGGTGCGCTTGATTGCGCGGTTTGCCTTTCAGCAGGCCGAGCGAGTCCACGCGGGCGAACTTTTCAGTTTTTCGCCCGAGGGGTTTCTCGGTTTGCCGGGGTTTTACAACTCGGCCAATGCGCGGGCCGTTATCGCGTCAAACACCAAGGGCCACGGCCCTTGTCATCCCGTGTCGCCACCGTCGCCCGCGACTGGCGGACCAGTCACGGACGCCGGAGGCGATGCAGTGAGCGGGGGATCGGTCGGGGCAGTGCAGGAATCAACGACCGATTGAATGGAGCCGGTGAAGGCATCGGTCGAGGCTTCAAGGATTTCCAGAGTGCTGTAGGTCATGTAGGCCGAGCCGAAGATGGCGCCGAGGATCAGCGGAATCGTCCACTCACCGAGCAGCCAGAACAGATAGCGGCCAAAGCTGACGGTCAGGCTCATTGGTTCACCCCCGCTTTGCGCTGGCAGCGCAGGCAATGGCGAATGTAGGAGCCGTGAGGCAGGCGCGGATAACGAATGCCAGAAGGCTCAGACCAGCTGCCGCAAAGAGACTGGCCACCGGAAAAAGCATGAGCAACGCGAAGCCCGGGAAATTGAGTCCAGACACGCGAAGTAGGATTGATCGAACTAGTCATGCGGTCAGCCCTCCAGTTCGAACGGCTCGCGGATCGGCACGAAGGGCGCAGGATTGCCCGAGTCGTAGATAACGTGCCAGTACCTCGGGGGCCGGGGCGGTGGCGTGTGTTTCGCGCAGGTAAAGGCAGGAACCGCCTTCCAAGAACCATTGACCTTGGTAACTGACGCGGGGCGGCACTGGTCGCAGGGTGTGGACTGGTAAGGAGCGGACGCCTGTTCGCGACGGGACCAGCACACAGAGCAGTCGCAGCTCTCGGCGTGCGGGATTTGAAGGTATGCGTTGAGGCTCATTGGCAGATACCTCCAAAGCGAAGCTTTGCTCCAGGCGGTGAACCAGCTCGGCATTGATAGAGCGACGGGCCAGCTGTGCGACCTGCTCAACCCGAGAGCGGAGGGCAGGGGGCATGCGGAGCTTGAATTGGGGATCAGTGCGACTCATAGCGGCGACCTCAGCTGTAGTCGCCGGGAAGGAACTCGGTCTTACCTGCGCCGAGGTCCTGAATGATCTGGTAGACGTTGACGAGGGAGTGGCGACCGACCTTGACGGTTGGGAGGGTGGATTGATTGCACATACCCAGCACAACGGAGCCACCCTTTACCTCTAGACCGGTCAGACGGGCGAATTCTTCGCGGGTGCAGACTGGGGGAAGGACCACGAAAACATTGCTCATATGCTGCTGTCTCCCTGCATTAATGGGGCTCACGTAGCTGGTAAGCCTCACAATGTCTGATAATCTCTAACTAGATATGCGTGACGTAATATTCGTCAGACAGGGAAAGAATACATGACGAAAATACGACAGGTAGAAATATTCGTCATTTTTGAGAACTTTTAAGAATATGGAAGAACGCCTAAGAGAGGTTGTTCGTTATATAGGGCCGTCGACCCTGGCGAAAAAGACCGGGATAACGGAGCGCCGTCGATGGCAGACCGTGGCTACGGACCTAAGGACGAAGGCCCGATTGGAGGATTTCTCTGAGCTCATAAAGGCGTATCCCGAGTACGAGCTGTACATCGTTCACGGCAAGGTTGACCCGAGCAGGGGGCAAATCAGTCCAGGCTCCACAGAGACAGATCGGAAAGTGGAAGGACCCAAAGTGGATAGCAGATAAAAGCAGAAGTGGTTCGCTGACTATTTAGCAGGGAGAGGTAGGTATGCGGGAAGGGTTAAAGCAAAAGTTTGATGAAGCCTGGGATGTGGTAGCGCAGTGGCTGCGAGTTAAATTGCGTAGCCCTTTTTCGAATTTTGCCACAAGGCTTGTTTTATTTGTTGGTGCAGCTGTTGTCGCAACTCCCCTGCTTGAGCATCTATTGTTTAGCGCTATCCTAAAAAAAATATTCGAGATAGACCTCGGGGTAGAGGTGCCAGATTTGGATGCATACCTTTTTGGCTCGCTCCTTATATTGTTTGCTCTTGGTCATAATTTAATTTTTCTTAGATTAACTCAGCGCTACCAGGTAGAGATGGCTAGCTCAAAAGTCTCTGTTTACAAAGGCTTGTGGAGTAGGTTGGATGATGCTTTGGATTGTACTGCGAGATTGACGAATTTATATTTTACTGCTTCTGGGGCGAGGGATGAGGAGTGTGCTTCTGCGGCAGAGGCCGCTGTAATGGAGTGTTCAGATTATCTTAGAAAGAATCGCCCGTTCTTTTTTTCAGATGAGCTGTATTCTAAGTGTGTTGCTATTAATAGCTATGCATGGAAAGAGATTGTGGCATTTCGTCATTGCATGAAGATGAAAATCAAGCAGGAGGAAATGGTTGAGGAAAAAGGTGAGATTGATGATTATGAGTTTTATGAGAAAATTTATAATTATGATATTGCTAGGAAGACGGCAGTAAAGGCATCTAGGGAATTGAATAGAATGAATGATGAGGTTTGTAGATATATTAAGAATTATGTTGATATTGCATAGGATGTGTTTAGTTGTAGAAAGTTCGAGTAGAGGCGGTGTCAGCGCGCGCGCGAGACAAGCAGGTCAAAAATTGGAAGTTCCAGCTGGGGTTGCTGAAAAAGGCTGTTGTGGCATGGCTCTGGTTTAGTAAGGATAGAGGGGCAAGGGATTGAGCGCAGAAAGGATGATCTTGAAGGCAATAATTTTTCTTGTAGGGATAGCAGTTTTAGCACAGATGAAGGATGGGCTTGTTGAAGGCGTTAAAGAAATGCCCGCTCAAAAGCAGTCGCGATGAAACTTATAGAAACATGAGGTGTGGAAGAGCGCTATGGCAGTGTTGTGCTTGTGTTTAGGTATTTCGTCATCGGCAGTCGCGCCCATTCGTATTCATGCTCTACGTAACCAATAAAAAACAAGGTAACGACTACTAGAGCTGACCCTAATATGCGGAATAGAAATAGGCGTGATTTCTCCCGCCAGTCATAGCGAGCCTCAAGCTTAAGTTCTCTTTCTTTTAGTGAGACTTTTCTGGATTCTTCTGAATTTAAGCTTTCGAAGTTATCATAGAATATTATGAGCTTTGTCAGTGAATTCTGAATATCCTCTTTCATTGCTGCAAGTTCGTCAGGGTCGTTAGAGTCGCGAACTCTATCTCTGAGCGCTTCTATCGAATTTTTGTCGAGAGCCTTGAGCTTTCTCTCGAAGTCCTCCCTTCTCTCAGCACGGCTTCTGTTGTCAGGAAAAAGAGGTCCCGGCGATTGAAGTGTGCTACTGGTTAGGCTGCCTAGATTTCCTAGTATGGATGGTATTTCAAAGCGGCCTGCCATTTTTGATGATCTCCTTTAGACTTTTTGATTGACTTTGATTTGTGGCTAGATGAGGTTGGTAAGTTTTGTTATCTGTTATTTATGCTGAGACGGATAACATGCTTAATATGTGGAAGGTGCTATAGGAAAATGCTCCCAGGATGAGAAGGTGATTTTGCATTCGGCTGTGGAGTATTATTTTTTTCGAGTGATGTTCTGCTGATGACTGTATCAGGGTTATTTTTTGGTTTTCTGTTAGTTCAGGGAAGAAATTAGGGGAAAGGTAGTCTGCATTCTTTTTTACAAAGCTTGTTGACCACTGTATTGATTCGTTTCCGCAATAAAAGCTTGCGGCCCAAAGAGCAAGTGCCAGCGCTAGTGAGGCGTGGTTTAATGTTAGCGGTTCAACCTTTGCTTGAGTGAAGGCGAAACCGATTGCAGAGGCAGAGACGGCCATTAGAAAATATATGTTGCTCTCTTGATTGGAATGATACTTTTCAATCAGTTTGTTTTTTTCGGTCATGTGAAGGCATAGCCGGAGTAGGGTGGTAGAGAGGCCTAAGCTAAACAGAGAAGGCTCGTGCCTACAAGACTACATGTTATATAGCTTTTGTAAGCGTTTAGAATGCTGTGCATTGTGCAAACTACTGTTCTATAAGGGTTTGTGAGGGAATATGAGGCAGGGGCTACCATAGCGGCAAGTCACATCAGCTCAGTGCAGGCATCGTCACTGTTGGCGTGGATCCGACAGCCGCCCGGCAATTGCCTGCTGATCGCCTGCACCCTGGTCACAAGGCAGCCAAAGCCCGATAGAGATTTAGCCGGCATTGGCGAGCTTGCGGGATGGTTTGGTGAACCGCGATGCCACACGCCTGGAGAGCGTGTAGGCGATGTAGAGCGCAAGGAAGTACCAGCCGTAGACCCAAACATCGGTCCAGATCATCAGGCCGATTTCTTGCTGCAGATTGGCCAGTTGCTCCGGTGTTGAGTCGGACAGCACGAGATAGCCAAACACGGCATCTGCAACCAGTATCCACAACACCGAATAGCAGAAGGCGCGCTTGAATCTGAGCTTGCCAAGCACCACGCCAGCCGCCAAGCCGATGACCACGCTATAGGGGAAAGCCCGGAGCGCAATGGCGATCAGGAGGCCACCCTGTCCACCCCAATTGGCCAAGGCCAGTTTTCCGATTGGGGAATCCAGGATGAACATGAACAGGTCGGTGGGGGCCGACACACCGGGAAGGTTGTAGCCAAACTTGACCGCAACGGCCAATGCAGCGCCCAGCAGTACCGCAAAAAGGCACGAGAAGAAGGTTTTCAATCGCAT